GTCTTGGTCGTATAAACTTATCACCCATCCCATCCTAGTATTCCAAACTTGATGTGTGTAATAGGTTCTACCTTCTATAAGAAATTCTCTAACATCGTTTGGTAAACTACCATCTATATCTAAACTTACTGTCATTTGCCAAACCTTATATATAAATTATTGTTCAGACATTATACCATAAATAAGATGTCAAGTAAATTTAATAAAATAACCCTCCGTTGAAGGAGGGTATATCTTAACTTCCTAACTTTTCATAAGCTTCTGCAACACTTAATCCAGTAGATTTAAAGAAAGTGTTTCTTACTTCTTTAGTATTCTCTGTTTTACTACCAGACTTAGAACTATCAGGATTACTTGACATTTGACCATCAGTAGCTTGGGAAGGAGCATATAAAGTTGTTTTCTGTAAAGAGTCATTAATATCTAATTGCCGGAGAGTTATGGTAGCTAAGAGTGAATCCTCTTCAGTAATACCTCTAGAAACTTCAAAATTAGTGATATAACATCTCTTCAAGTTAGGTATAGCACCATCACGAGTACCGTAGAAAGACATTAATTGCCCACTATCAACTAAGGTATCTAAAGCTTTTCTAAATTCATTAGGTTTTAAAAACTTCTGATCAACTTTAGTGTTAGTAACAATACCATTAAAAGTTATTACAGGTAATTCAGACCTAGCATGATCACTTATCTTAGCACCATTAAACATAGTTGTTGTAGATACATTTACATTTCTAGAATAGGTAACCATTTCTACCGCATCCATCCCTATAACAGTACTACCATCATTATTTTTTATAAAAACAGACATATTAACCTCTTATCTAAATATAGGGTACAATACATTACCTACACCACCTTCAAACGATTCAGTACCAATAACTACACTACCTAATTTCTCTTTATCTACTTGAAGAACTACCGTAGTTTCTTTAGATTCCTTATTTTCCTTATTACCAAAACTACTGAAAGTATTAAGGATTTCGTCTACATTATTTCTTAAGTTAGTCCCCATTAAAGTACTTTGTAAGAAGTCAGCAGCTTTACCTACAGAACCCATAAAACCATCTTCACCCGTAAATTTCTCATGAATACCTTTCTCAGGAGTTTTAACATCAAAAAGTACTCCTGATTTATCTTTAAATATTAACAGATTTAAAAGTTCTTCTACAAGACCTAGTGCAAAGACTACTTTCATTATGGGCGCTAATAAAGCAAACATACCTTTTTTAATTGTAGCTAGCGAACCTGCAAAAATACCTAGTTTACCTGTTATAGCCATAATACCTACACCAAAAGCTCCGTTTACTAAAAAACTAAAATCTCCTAATGTATCTGTTATAGCATCTAAGATCACACCTACTAATCTAAGGGGTGGGGTTATTAAATCTACACCAACAGAGATAACTTTAAACACACTACCAAGTATTCTACCGAAACCTTTAAATAGTGGCTCTAAATCAAGTAAACTATCAATTAGGGTGTTGAAAAGTTGAGTAAGACCTTCCCCAAATTTAGCGCTAAAAACTGTATCTCCTGAAAGAGAAGCCGCAGTTTTAAGTCTATTCATTGCAGTTCTATTACTCTTGAGTTTCAACTCTAAAGCCCCATTTGCTGCTGCTGCCTCTCTCATATTTTTAGCAAAATGAGGAAGAACCTTCTCTGATAGCAAACCACCTTTCATCTGGAGATCCATCATCTCTTTAACAGTACCATTCATAGTTAGACCTGCATCTTTTGCAGATTTAGCCATTATTTGAATAGCATTAGGTAGTACTTCACCTAACTGTAATTTCAATTCTTCTGCAGATACTACACCTTTAGACATCATTTGTTGTACAGCATTTAATGCCCTACCAGATTCATCAGCAGTGAGGCCTAAAAGGGTTCCCATTTCGGCAACACCTAGAAAGGTTTGTTCTACTTCACCTAAAGACATATTACCTCTAGCGGCTAACATCTTAGCAAAACCTTTTCCACTTTCTTTTAAACCAAGACCTAATCTAACAGCTTGATCTTTAACAAATTGAAGATTTTTACCCGCTTCTTCTGAGTCAGAAGATACTGCAAGCATAGTAGACTTTACACTTTCAAGATTCTGACCTGTATTAGTAACAAAAGCTCCTGCACCTGCTGCAGCGAAAGCACTAAGCATATTACCAGCTAATTGTTTACTAGAAGTATTCATACGTTGTAAGAGGAAGTGTTGTTTCTTTAACTCATCTGTTTCTTTTCTTCTTACCCTATTCTTAGACATTAATTCTTTCTTTTGGTCTTTAATAAGGTTTCTAAGTTCTAACTCAGATTTAGCAGTTTTAAGATTAGTAAGAAGATTATCCCTCTCCTCTTTAGTAATATGCTCTAGATTACGTTTAATATCATTTAAGGTATTTACACGTAATTTATCCATCCTAGCTTGTTCTTTAGCAGAATTAGACATACCCCTTGCGATATTATTATTCTCATCTCTAAGGACTTTCTTTTGGTCTTTTATACGTCTAGATAACTCGTCAGCATCTTTTATTTGAGAAAGAGATAACCTCATTTGTCCTCTTTGCTCACTAGTTATATGCTCTAGGTTCCTTTTTACATCAGCTAAGGCATCTGCTCGCATCTTTTCCATACGAGCTTCTTTACCTTTACCTGCTCCCAAACCACCACCTCCAGAAGGCATTTGCATACCCTTAGAAGCTTTTTCTATCTTTTCGTACATTTGTAACATACGATCTTCAAATTTCTTTATTTTGTTATAGGATTTCTGATCAACATCAAACCCTATACCATACTCTTGAATGTCTTCCATAATTATACCCTTTTAAAAGTTAGGAGGTAACATAGTATTCTTAGCCTCTTCTTTCTTACTCTCACGTTTATGATCTCTTTCAGCCGCTTCTTCTAAATCAGTGAACATTGCTATTTGATTTTCAAGCTGTATGACATCTTCTATATCCCAATCATACATAAGAGTATGTACATGCTCTTTACAGTAATCACTTTTGTATATAGTGTAAAAATGGAGGAGTATGATACTTTCTTGTCCTTGGGATTCTATATAATTAGTAGTTTCCCTTACACATTGGGTTTTATTTAGCTCTGCTTGCCTAGCACTTCGTTCTTTAAGATATTCAGGTGTTCCTTTAGCTGCGGGCTTAGTTCTTTCATTAGAGGTTCTATCTTTGAACGGAACATACCGCTCGATAGTGTAAAATTTACAATATTCTCCTTAAATAACCACCAAAGTACTTCCATGAAATCACACTCGTAATCTTCTTCCTCAAAATGGTCTTCACCTATTTTATTTCCATTAAAACTTAGTTCACCAAAAAGTTTATTTTGTAGATCCATATAATGACCATCTTCTAAATTAGTATGAATCATATTAGCGAAGCTAGTTAAAGTTAAGCCTAAACCCTCAGAGTAAGAATCTTTGTTAGTATATGCATCAGCACCTGCCATTACTCCTGTACCAAAAATAGAAGCAATCTTAGCAGCCTCTACTGAAAGATTAAATGGGGATAGTTTCCTAGCTGTGTAAGTATTACCTGAATTAGTTGTTAATGTTATCTCTTTTTTGCTGTATTTGATCATAAATCCTCCGAGTATAAAAATAGCTAGGAGGAAGATATTTCCTCCAACCTAGCTTATATTAATTTAAAATTTTAAGGTCTGTACGCTTGTAGTGCAGAAGTAATTGTACTTGGGTCATCACTAGATAGATATTGTGATGCCATCCATACATAAGTTTTTTCACCAGATTCAGCACCAAATTCGTTACTTGGCATTTCAGTAAGTACTGCATTCAATGCTAAAAAGTTTGTACTCTTACCTACAAGGTCTACCACAGTAAAAGGTGCTATAGGTAAAATTGCACCAACAATATCTTGTGCAGCATATACCCTAGCAATTTCATCATTTACTGGGGAGGTTTGTTGGCAAGTCAAAGTAATCTTACAACCTTTATCCGCCATTTTACTGAAAGCGTAAGAACCATCGTTACCAACTTTAACATTCACACGAGGTGAATTAGGTTCTACCAAGAGGAAAGTGTCACCACCTTTACCTTGACTTAGGTCAATACCACTCCAAGTCATTGTAACAGAACCTGCTTCATAAAATAAATCTTGAGACATTCTTTAATTCCTCTTAATTAATCAATTCATCTTTGTATGTAAGTTTTCCACTAACATTAATGAAGTGGATAGCACCTGCTAAGAAACCAGTAAATTTAACTTGATCTAAGATACGATGAGCTTGATCTTCGAAAGAAGTAATTTCTGGGATAGTGGTACCAATATAACCAGATAGGATACCAAGATTAACGCTCTCTTGAAGGACACCATCAATAACGTTAATAACCTTTTGTTTACCTTCTGGAGTAAAAGGAATTTTACCACCTACTTGGTTCAACAATAGTGTAAGTAATCTAGATTCAATCCTATCATTCATCCAATCTCTTGCTATGATAACATCTAACCATTCACCACCTGCAACTTTACCACCGTGTACGAAATCAACACCACGCTCTCTTGATTGCCAAGAAGCGTTACGATCCTCGATGTAACCTAATCTTGCTGTACGTAAATCTTTACCTGTAACAGGGTCAGCAGCGTTACCAACAGCCTTAAGTTGCATGAATTTATACGTTGTAACGCCCGGTTGATAAATAGCATTTGTAGCTATTGGAGCTAGTTCAGGGAATACACTATCAGAGTTAGCTGACCAGAAAGGATAGGTACGAACATACCCTAATTCTTGTAATTTACCGAACAAATCGTCAGCAGGATCAACTAAAGGTGTGATTGTTTCAGCATCTGCGGAAGATACTGCATAAATCTTAGGTGTATTACTAGAACCTGTAGCTTCAATCTCAGCAGCCATTGCCATAACAAAAGTTTCAGTATGATCTTCACAAGACATTACATACCAATCTGAATCATTCTCTTCCATAATAGCAGATAGAAGATCAGCAGCAGTTTCAGAAGTAGTAAAAGATTGTGTCATATTAGAAACATCACAAACTACTAATTTCTTACTAGTAGATACTGAAATAGTGAGTTTACCATCCGCTGCAGCAGCAGTTATATCGGAGTTATCTATTTTATTTTTTAAAGCTTCTACAATATTCTCAGCAGTTTCTGCAGTAGTAGATGTGTGTGTTACTGTTAAATCTTTTTCATCTGACTTGACAGTTAAAACATACTGAGTTATTTTACCAACTCTATCTACTTTAGGTTCTAATACCACTGAGTCTACCTTTCTACGACCAAGGTAAATAGGTTGTGGTGCGCCATTACGTTGTGAAAATGCAAGACGTAAGCCTTTATAAGCATTACTATCCGTAGGTAGTAGACCTTTAACTTCATCTAAACTACTGAATGCCATGAGACGATCCTCAAAATAAGCATTAGCAGTAACAAATAGAATGTTAGTGAAAGATGGACTTTCTGCGGCTGTAGTAGCTAAACTAATGTTACTAATTATAGTATCACGATACATTATATTTATACCTCATATGAGTTATTATTATTATACATAGGATTTTGCGCAAAGGTTATCCCGTTGTTAGATTATAGCACAAAATTTAATTATTTTAAAGCTTTTAATTATAAGGATCAATTTTTCGGTCTATAGGTAAAGGATCTTCATCACCTTTAGTTCTTTTTAAACCGCCTTGGTAATCGACACCATCAAAGTAATCTCCATCATAATCTACATAACGGTCTATAGCGTTCATACTGAAAGTTAGTGTGGAAGATTCCCTAAATTCTGTGGTTATCATTTCAGGGGAACGCCTAGCTCTAGTAATAAAATTAATACCAGCATTAGTCTTCTCATGTAATACCTTACGCTCTCTATAAACATTTAGTACATTACGTACTTTCCTGATAATATTTTGTGCACCCGTACCTTCACAAACTAAAGTTATTGAGAAATTAGTCTTAGTATCATAATAAGGTACACTTATAGTTTTATCCGGATCTTTAGGGTCTGTTACATCAATAATACCGGAATAGTGTACGAAGCCATCATCATTCTGAATATAGTTAACTTCTATAAAAGGCATAGAAGGTTCTGGTAAATCCCCTAAAGGTGCAGCATACACTGCAGGTATATTAGTTTCTATAATACCTGTACCTTCTTCTATCTTCATTGTACCAAGAGAGTCACCAACAACACTTTTAAGCCAAGATATAACTCCTTTTTGCACTTTTATATAATCAAACGGCTGATGATCCATTTACTAATCCTCCTTTTTCTACTTTTTCTTTTCGCACTAATACTACCTTGTTATAGTCTTGTGGTATAAGCTTCATATTAGGGTTAGCTTTCCAATTCTCTTTATCGTAAGCTACATACGCCATTGCATTAGGATTAACTCTAGGATCTTCTAAGTAAATAATATCTGCTAAAGATTGGTTTCCTTCTAAATCATTATGAAGCTTTAACTTAGCATTAGTATAAAGATACCTACTTTCACTAGAGGATACCCCAGAAAGTTTAGTGTCACTACTCTCACTTCTAGTATAAGGTTCCTCAAAACCATCAATAGTTTCGTAATCTTTAACTACTGTACCTTTCTTATAAAACCCATCATCAAGAGTAGCCCCTGTCACTGTTTTAATTTCTTTATATACTTTAGGAGTAGCTAATAATCTTAAAGTTTGAAATGTCATATATCTCCTTATGGTGTAACTATAACACCGTTTACTTTATAGCTAACATTACCTTTTAGCCCACCAAAAGCGACTAAAGGTGCGGTAGGATCAGAAGCTCCTATTTTAGATTTATATTCTATAGTAGAAGGTTTTAATGCCCTAAGCATACTTTTATTACCTAAGATATCTCTGTAATTTTGTACGTATTCCCCCCCAATAACTTGCATAACATTCTTAGCTGTTATCCGAGGCTTAGTATTTTTGATATTAGAGAAGTATTTTTTTAGAGCCTTCTTTACATCTTTGTTATCTTTTATTGGATTAGCTGCCACCATAAGATCTGTATAATGAAAACCTCGCATACCTGTGTACCTATTACCCCACTCTAGTATACTTGCAAGTTGAGTGTAAGTTAACGGATCTCGGTTCTCATAAGGGCTATCAGATTTATGAATACCTTGCTCTTTAAACCAACCTATTTTTACTTCTTGTTCACCTAACTCTTTTACTCTTTTAACTAAATTAGGCATGTGATTCTTTTTTCTTTTAAATTTAACTTTAAACATAGTCACCTCTGGTTAATTATATTTAAAATTTAGTACAAAGGTGACTATACACCTATTTTATACTAAAGCTATTTTTAACTCTTTAACAGAAAGACTTCCTTCATTACTAAATGTTTCTGAATTCTCTAACTCAACGATACAAAGAAGTTCTCCGTCTTGTTCAGAATCAAAAACTGCTAGATGAGTTACAGTAGTACCCTCAGGTATAACTAAATCCTCTACACTATCACCTATAATAGATGCTGCAGTTGCTTCTGAGAAATTAATAGGTTTCCTGCCAGTTAAAACCTCAGAACTTATATCAGCTTCTGTTAAGGCAGTTACATAAGTATTTAAAGACCTAATAGAAAAATCTAACATACTATTTAAAACTTTAATGGTAATGCTCATTTATTTTCCTTATATATTATTATTATTATTATTTAAAGGTAATGATTCTATATTTACATACTCATTAAGTATGGTAGTTTTTCTTCCAGATTCATCTACTATATGCAATCTTTGATAGAACTGACCTTGATTAACTTCAAGAAGGTCTCCTCTTAAATCTACATAGATCCTACCTTGAGATAGGTCAGGTATATTAATATAGGGTTCTTCTTTCCATCTAGTTTCAAATACAGGGGCTTTAAAGTTACCTACCAACCATAATCGGTAAACAACTTCTCTTAATCCCGTTAAATCTTTCTTTATAGATTCTTCCTCATCTTCCCATACTTGCATATCTAAAATGTAGGAGTCACCTGATACAAAAACATCTGTATCATTTATTACAGCTTTATTACTCATTATCTTCTATTCCTTATCACAGCAGATTTTTTAAAAGTCATAACCTTCATGTCGAAATCTCTTTCAATAAAGTTTATTACTCTCCTAAAGATCTTCTTAAGAATAATACCTTGATAAGATATTGATACATTCCTACTAGAAATACCTAAAGCTAAACTAGTTTTAGAGGTATTAGTCTCCGCTTTTACGGATCTAGATACAATGCCTGTACCAAATCTATTAGGGCTTACCTTAGTAGATAATGAAGTAACATGTATACATGGTTTCGGAGTAATATTCATTTTATACCTTTTACGTTACCAAGAGTATTATACCATACTATTATCTTATAACATAAAAATAGCCCCTACACGATACGTGAGAGGTTATTTTACATTAAATTGATACATTGTATTAGGTTTGTTTTTAAACTTCTCACAGGTTTATACAGTAGCTTACAGATAGTATATAACTTTGATAAGAAAGTACACATATATAAATGCAAATAACCTCCAATAGTTGTAGATTTTAAAATCTTGTATGTAAGATACTCCTTTTCTATTTTCCCAGAACATAACCAAGCATAGATTTGATACTATTTCTGTCTGTATCTTATGACAGTTACCTAATATGAACTCTGTTACGTATGGAAGATAGAAATAAGAGAAAATCCCTACAAACAAGGAAACTACAGTTACTATATATATTGCTATTCTTTCTTGTTTGTTATTACTATACACAAGACACGGTATAGATAGTGCTGTGAAAAGCAAAGATACCCCTATGGTTCGGACTACAATCTGAAGATGAAAATCCGCATAACGGAAAAATTCTACCAAAGCTATAGCACCGTAGTAGCTAACTAGTAACCAAAAGGATATCTTCCTACTCCGAGAATTACCTAAAATCAACATAGCAAATGATAATAGTAAATACTCTGCCATTAATCGTTCTTATTTATTTTAGTTGTTAACATCATGAAAAAATCCTTTAACTCTTGGCTGTTCTCTTTTAACTTAGTATCAAACATAACCAATAGTTCTTCTTTTGTAACTGACGTTGACTCTAACCTAACAATCTTCTCGCCTTGAGAGTTAAGTTTTAGCTCCAACTCTCTCATACGCTCTTTACCTCTTTCTTCAGAGTCTCTTTGATCATCTTTCAATTGATCAAATCTTTTTGTTTCGGCTGTCTTATTGTTCTTGTAAAGATAGGTGATATAAGAGATGATCAACATTAATCCACCTCCAACACCTCCTAATATGAGTTTAACCCACTCCATCTTCATCTCCGGATTTATTTTTATTATTAAAGATGACGGTCTAAATGAACTTGTACATTCCTAAATAGTTTGGTACTTTAGTCAATTAGAGTAAATACTATCATAACACATTTTTTACAAAAGCGTAAATTTTACACTTGACATCAAACTTTTAACCTACTAAGATTATGTCAGATTTAAAAAATAAGTCGGGGGGTTTTTTATTGTAAAATCTCTTTGTATACAACAACTTAGAGTACTTTTTTGGAAGTTATGTCTTCCCTT